CGCCATCCTCCTGATCGGCGAGGAGCTGCTGCCCGACAAGCTGCGCGAGTGGGAGCGCTTTCACAACCGCATGCTCAGCTGGGTACCGGCGCAGCCGTGCGATCTGTCCGATGCAAAGCAGCTGGCGAAACTCTATTGCCGGGAAGTGACGATTGCGGAGGACCTGTTGGAGAAAGTCGTTGACGTTTCACGCGGGGCCGCCCGCCGAATCTGCGTGAACATCGAACTAATCCGCCAGGAGGCCTTGGGCAACGGCACCGACGAGATGGACCTGGCCACCTGGGGAGACCGTCCCATCTACAGCGGCGAAGCGCCGAAACGGAGGGTGTAACTGATGCCGCGCAAGCCTATACACCTCAGCGCCAACGCCCGTCGGCCGGAAGGCCGCCAGGTAATCTGGGAAGCTATCCGGAAGCTCCGCCGTTTCCGGCTTGCGGATCTGGAGGATGCCACCCGGATCAATGAGAAAACGCTGCACACCTACGTGCACGGCCTGACCAACGCCGGTTACCTGGCGCAAATTGACCCGCCGGTACCGCCGAAGGATCCGCGCAGCGTCCCCCTCTGGTGGACGCTCCAAAACGACTGCGGCATTGAGGCCCCGCGCGTCACAAAGGACGGCAAACCGGTTACCCAGGGCCGGGGTCGTGAGCAGATGTGGCGCACCATGCGCATCGTTGGCGAATTCAACTTCCGCGAGCTGGCTGTGCAGGCCAGCACTGATAGCCACCCAGTGAAAGAGAACGAGGCCAAAGACTACGTTCACCACCTGAACAAGGCCGGTTATCTGGCTTGCGTGAAGCCCGGCCAACCTGGAAGAGCGGCCAGGTACCGGATGATTCCCAGCCGTTATTCCGGCCCGCAAGCTCCGATGGTGCAGCGCATCAAACAGGTCTTCGATCCCAACACCGGCACTGTGGTCTGGCCGAAGGAGACAAACGATGAGTGATTGGCTTCGGAGTCTTGAGACCGCCTGCAGTCACAGCAGCCAAAACCGCGTTGCCAAGCGACTGGGCGTGTCGGCCGCCATGATCAGCCAGGCACTCAAGGGGAAGTACCCGGGCGATCTTACAAACCTGCGCAAGCGCGTTGAGGGAGAGCTTATGGGTGCGTCGGTTGACTGTCCTGTGCTTGGCCGGATCTCGGTTCGTGAGTGTCTGGACTGTCAGCGCCAACCTTTCGCTGCCACAAACGCGCAACGCGTCCGGCTATACCGAGCATGCCGCAGCGGCTGTCCGAACAGCTCGATTGAGGAGGATTAATCTATGGCACATCTAACCCGCGCCACAAACCCTGACGAGGCGACAATCGATGCCCGATTTGACAGTGATGCTGCAGACCCTGTGAGGCCTGTTTCTTTGAACATTCATCAGCTCAGTGATGAGGATTCAGCAGCTTCTCTGTGCCTGGAGCTCTCTCTGGATGAGGCCGCCAATATCGCAAACAACCTGCTAGTCGCGGTGGAGTTCGCGAAGCGTTACCAAAAAGCTGGAGGTGACCTGTGAGCCGCATGTACCCAACCGCCTATCTGGAACACCACGCCGACGTGTACGCGGCGCACCTGGTGCACAAGCACGGAGTAACGCTGGATCAGTACCTCGCGGATCCGGCCCGCTACGAGCACCTGCTGGGTGCTCCGTTCCCACTGACGCCATCGCAGACAAAGGTGCGCGTGCGGCTGATCCGTGAAGAGGTCCTCCAGGAGCAAGCCGAGGAAATTGCCCAGCAGCTGGATGGCCTGCCACGGAACAACGTGCGGCCGTTCGAGCCGCTGCACCACAAGCGCCACCCGAAACGCCGTGGCATTGCGAGCTGCCGTAACCGCTCGCTTAAACCGACCAAACCCCTAACCACATGAGGCAGAGCCCTATGAACATGCAAGCCAACAACGCGGACCAATTCCGCCGCAACGCCAAGGGCCACCTGGTGCCCGTGGAGCAGATTAAGGATATCGACCGGCTGCGCGATGATCTGGTGCAAGAAGTCATCGGCAAGGTGATGGCGCTGCAGGAAGAAATGCGCCGCGTGAAATCGGAGATCTCCACGGAAGTGGAAGCGTTCCTGGAACTGTCCGCCCGGGAGTACGACACCAACTACGGCGGCAAGAAGGGCAACGTCACGCTCTCTTCGTTCGATGGCCAATACCGGATTGTGCGCGCCGTGGCGGATCACCTGGCGTTCGACGAGCGCCTGCAGGTGGCGAAGGAACTGATCGACCAGTGCATCCACGAGTGGACGGCCGGCAGCAGCTCCGAGGTGCAGGCGTTGGTTGAGCATGCTTTCCAGACGGACAGTGCCGGCAAGATCAGCACCGCCCGCGTTCTTGGCCTGCGCAGCCTGAACATCAAGAACGAAAAATGGCAGCAGGCCATGCAGGCCATCATGGATTCCATCCAGGTGACCGGCAGCAAGAGCTACCTGCGCTTCTATGAACGCCAGGGCGAGGATGGCGCCTACCGCCAGATCTCGCTGGATGTGGCGGCCCTGTAGGGAGTGCCGGCAATGAATTACTACGAAGCGAAGTTTGCGAGGGAACGGAAGGATCGGCCAAGCGATTGGCTGATCGTCCAGGTTGGACGTTCCTTCCGTCTACTCCAGGTAGCCCAATTTTAAAAGGATCTAAGCATGAACAACGAAAACAATGCCAAGCCCGAAACCGGCGCTGTAAACGGAGCAACCATTGAGATCCAGCAGCTTCCCGAGGGATTGGCCATTGCAGTGGAATTTCACGGTGACGCGGTTGACGAGAGTCAGCGGGAAGGCATGAAAAAACTAGCGCTTGTTGGCGTTGAAGCCATGCGTGATTGGATCCGGGAACGGTATGACGTCACAAATGAGGAAGTGCTTCGTCGGCCCAATTACCAGCATGAGAAGCCCAAAACCCATTGAGCGAAACGCCCCAGCCGGGGCGTCTGCCAGGCGTGGTGGCCTGGCACTGATGAGCAGCCGACCGGAGGGAGCTATGGCCCCCATGACAAAGACCACAGAGCTAGGCACCGAACGGCGCTGCACCAAGTGTGACGAGTTCTGGCCGGATGATGCCGAGTTCTTCTACACCAAACACGGTAAGACACAGCAGCCCTGCAAAGCCTGCTACGCGCAATTGCCATCCAGGGCGGCCCGGAAAAGGAGAGCTGTAAGCCATGGCCAAGACAGATGCCGAGCGCAAGCGCCGGCAGCGTGAGCGAAAACAGCGCCTTGGAATGAAGCGCATGGAGATGGACCTTGCCCGGCGTGAGCGCGAGCTGATCGCCAGCAACGCCAGGGCCCGGGGCTATGAAGACAAAACCGAATACGTGGTGCGGCTGGTGTTGGACGACGCGGAGCGCATTGAACGTGACCGGTCACGAAATAGAGAAAATGATCGAAGGGGCGCCCCATGAAGGCATTTGGATTTGATGAAACCGACATTCTGCGTGGTGAGATGCGGGCGGCCCAGGTGGATGCATGGATTATCAAAGAACGCCCGGAGTGGTGCGCAGGCGAGCAAGGCTGGGAGTTTGCATCACCCCGCTTTGCAGAAGCAAAAGCGGAGCTGATTCGACGCATGCGTGAAGACGACGTTGACGCTGATTTGATCTCCCAGGTAAAGGCCCTTAAGGTCCATTACATCCCAGTGGAGGATTGTCGATGAACAAGTGGCAACAGATTGAAGACAGGCTTTCAGGGGTATTTGGCAGTGTGAAAGCTTTCGCTGGAGGCCATGAGATTAGCCTCGAAAAGCAGGTGGACAAGGAGCGTCTTGTAGTCGCGGTGTATGTGGACGGCTGGATAAGAGGTGAGTGGACACGGGCCACAGCCGACGGCGAGCCTGAAAATCCTCAGGCAATGTTTTGGAAGCCCTATCGCACCCGGCCATGGAAGCTGAGCCAATACAAAGACCTTAAGAAGGTTTTCGGAAAGAAAAGGGCAGACGAAATGACGGCACTGAAAACCTGCGCATTCATGCCTTACTGGAACACACCGAAGAGCCTGGTTCGGCACCTGAAAAAGCACTTCCCGGATCTGGAGATCCTGGAGCCTGATTTGGATGCCAGCAAATGACCGCGACAAACCGTAAAAAAGTCCTGGCTCAGATCCACATTGCCCGCAAGCAACTGGCGCTGGACGAAGACACCTACCGCCAGATGATCGCTACCGTCACTGGCGGCAAGCGTTCCTGCTCAGACTGCAACGTGGCAGAGCTTTACCAGGTGCTTCAGCACCTCAAGGATCGCGGCTTCAAGGCCCGGCCAAAGAAACGGGTTGCCCAGCACCCAGGCACTCCTCACAACCTGGACCGGGAGCCGATGCTCCAGAAAGTGGAGGCACTACTGGCCGAGATGAAAGCGCCTTGGAGCTATGCCGATGCGATCGCAAGGCAGCAAACCGGCATTGCCAAGGTGGCCTGGCTGAAGAAGCCGGAACATCTGCGGGCGCTGATTGCAGCCCTGGACGTAGAGCTGGAAAAGCGCCGGCTGTTGGACTCACTGGAGACGGCCATGAAGGCACGGGCCATGTCGCTGGATGACATCGAACGGCTGCATCCGGAACTGCCTCAGAACTGGCGCAGAAATCGGAAGTGCCTGGGCCGTCTTTGCGCTCACTACATGATGCC